AAGCTTCAATTTCTCTAAGCAAGTCAGCATCAGGTTCGCGAAGATAATCTTGGAGCATCCATAATAGTTCGTCACTGAGCTCAGAGAGAATAATCACCTCTTTGTCAAACTGTTTCTCATATGTTTCTATCTCAGCATCAGTAGGGGGGGTTTGCCCCCAATAACCAACTGACTTCTTCAGGGCGCTAAAGAAACCTTCTAGCGACTCCTTTTTTTGCCTCTTTTTTTGCCTAAAGTCGGCAATATTAGTTACGTTCATGCGACCACCTTCGCAGAGAATCGTGGGTACAATCTGAACGGTGCCTGTTCATTAAGAGTTTCACTGTAGATAGTCGGTTCAGGAAGTCCTCTCTCATCTAACGCATCAAAGTATAACTGAGCATCACAGTCACACTCTAGCCATACGTAGTGGTTGTTGAAGAACGAGTACTCAGAGATCTTGTTCATGAACCCTAGGTTCTCTACAGTGCGTACATCAACCTTCAGGTACGAATGGCTTGGATCAGAAATATAAGTGATTGCTTTCATTACACATCCTCCTTAACTTTCATTTTAGAAGAACTATGGTCGATTATAAGGTCGCGAACACGTTCACGGTCAAGAGAGTCGCCGTGACCCCAAGACTCGTAACGAGTAGGACTAGAACATATTTCAATGTACTTAACGATAGCACGTTCAACAACTTCAACGTTGAGACCCTCTACAGGGTACAGACCGTCATAGGCATAGAACGACAGAACATAGTTGCGGAATTTGGTGAACTCAGGGTTTTTTCTCAAACCGAAGTAATTACTAGACATAGTCAAATCTCTCTATTCATTAATTTATGTACCCATTATACTAGTTTTGATAGCATGATGCAAGCAGTAAACGTGACCCAAACAAAGAAAATGGTCACTTAGTCGACTTCTTCGATGGTGATACGGTACTTCTTACCGTTCATATCTACCACGTCCAGTCTCTTGGTAGTGGATATCATATAACCTTCTCTAGGGTCTAAGTCCATTTTCACGTGACCTACTTCGCGGACAACACCCCCACATTCACTGTAACCATCTTCCAACATGGCTGGTCTAATAATTGTGTGTGCGATGTAATCGCAGTATGCCATACCATTCTTATTCATTATGCTACCTCTTTCATTTGGGAGTAATATTTAAGTGATTCTTGATACGTCATCCAGTCACCCTTACAGGTCTCTACATGAGTTGTATAGTTTGACTGTTCACCGTCAAGGCGTTGTATCCAAGAAGATACCTTTCGTTTGAGAATGCCGTAAGCAGGCATGTACTCGGAATACTCGGTGGAGGATTGTGCAACCCACTCACCTTCGGGGGTTCTCTCCATATAGATTGGAGTTTCCCAATGTTCGTGGTGGTTTGATGCATCGAAGTCGATGGCATCGATGAGGTCTTGGCTGATGATGTACTCGCCATAGTATTCATTGCTTTGGTTGATGAGTGTGGCCAACTCACTCCAGTAGGCATCATCTTGTGCCTCTGCTAGAGTACAGTCGAAGAAGTAGGTGTTACCACCCTTCATCTTCCAATGTTGAGGGCACTGGCCCTGACCGTCCCACGCATGGGCACCATAGTTTTCACTACACTGTGTTTGAACAACAATCTTCATTATACAATCTCCAAGTCAGATAAAGAGTAACCACATAGGACAAAACCAGATACGCTATAGATAAGTGTCTCGGTAACAGTCATGACGTTGGTTTCCAAAGAACCTACAGAACCCATCACGAAGAAACCACCTATCAAACCTAACATCAATTTCATAATTTTCTCTCTCAACTCAATTTGTACAGACATTATACATCTTTTGGAAACGTCTGTCAAGACATTTATGGCACTATTATCATCTTTTTTTATACCAATATGGTATATTAATCCTCACATATATGCCAAATAATTCTTAAAAAGCCCTTGTGTTTTGGAAAGAAGTATGAGATAATGGCTGTACAAATTGAGTTGAGAGAGAAAATTATGAAATATGTCTACTACGTTCGAAACATGATCACTGACCAAAGAGTTAACGATATGACCTTTGACACTATGACTGCGGCATTGGCATGGAGGATGAGTATGGGTCGCTCGTTCATGAGTGAGACTTGGGTTGACTATAAGGAGGAGGTATAATGAATCACGAAATCGCTGATCTAATGAATGACCTTGTAATGCTAATTGAAGCACAAGAGTGTTACAATGAGACGTACTACAACAGTGAGTACAATCGAATCACCAATCGTATTGCTGAGTTAGGAGGTGTTAAATGAAAGTAACCGTTATCCACACCGCGTTTGAAAAATCTCCCCGCACCGTTGCCTTAGTTGAAGTTGGTGACCGTACTGGTGATGAAGCCCTTGAGTATGCATATCACCGAACCCAGAACATTGGTGGTTCATGGAGTCGTAGAGACGTTGAAAATAATCCGGACTATTCCGAAGATGTGTCCGTTATAGCAGACTTGCCAGTTTACGAAGGTGTGACATACGGTTTGCGGTCTACCTCGATGGGTGACCAGATGCTTCTTGGAACTGAGAAGTATAAGGTTGATATGGTGGGTTTCGAACTCATCGAAACATTCATCTAGACGTGGAAACTTTCTCCGCAACCACATTCGTCTTTAACGTTGGGGTTCCGAAACTGGAATCCTTCGTTAAGACCTTCCCTAACATAATCTAACTCAGTACCGTCTAGGTAGAGTAGACTCTTAGGGTCTATGACTAGTTTGACATCGCCGCATTGCATGACAATATCTTCTTCGTGAGGGTTGTCGACAAACTCTATTACATATGATAGACCAGAACAACCAGTAGTACGGACACCCAATCGTACACCCACACCCTTAGCGCGATGCTGTAGATGTGTGAGTATATGCTGTTCCGCAGCAGGAGTCATGGTGATACTCATAGGTTAATCTTTTGGTAAATGTTTTGCGTGAATTTTACAACCTATAAACGCGTTATAGAAATCATCTCTGAGTAGGACATCGTACTTAAACTGTAGTTTTGCTTCGTAGTACGAACACTCCCCTTTGGTTCGGCAGAGCTTCAGAATCTCTCTCTTGAAGTTCTCTGCACCTTTCTCTTCAACCAGAGTCTTTACTTCCAGACTTGAGCCAAAGTACTTCTTCCAGTCCGACACTACTCGCGTCTTAACTTTGCGCTTTCGTGTCTTCGTCACTGGCAGTGTTTTTGGTTTCCAAAAGAACTTCTTACCGATATACTTCTTCCCAGTACTGAGTTCAGTAATCATATAAACGAAACCCTGATAGTCTTCAAGAAAAGTCTCATCAGGGTCAAATATGTCGTCTTCGAATGTCCATTCCATGCACATACTTATAAGTGCACTAAATCAGTCCTCTTCGTGAGTAGATTCGGCATCTGCGTCAGAACCGCACATGGGACAGTGACGCGGGATTTCGTCATCTTCGTAAAGTACCCGAATGACGCTTTGAATGTCGCATATAGGACACTCAACCACATATTCGTTTTCCATCTATACTACCTCTAACTCTATATCTTCCCACCCGAAGCATTCACCTTCCATACCGACTACGGAGTATTCGGTCACACGTTTTTCAAAGAAGTTATCATGTGATGCCCCATTGAGAACCCAATCTAACCACGGTAGTGGATTGGTCTTTTGTTTGAACAATGGTTTCATGCCTAACTGAAGTAGTCGACGGTCAGCAATGTGACGGATATAGTCGCGCACTTCCTTCTTGGTTAGGCCCTGTACACTGTTCCCTTTAAATGCGAGTTGAATAAACTTATCTTCTAGTTTAACAGCGTTCTCTGCCATCTGGTAGATTTTAGACTTCAATTCGTCGTTAACTATACGTGGATGTTCGTCTGTGAACTCGCGGAATAACTTTGCGTTACCCTGTACGTGAATGGTTTCGTCTCGGATAGACCACTCTACGATGGTTGCCATACCCTTCATCTTTCCAAAACGTTGGAAGTTTAGTAGCATAACAAATGATGCGAAAACCGACATGCCCTCATTGAACACTGACTGTGCGAGTGCAAGTGCAAGACCCATGTGACTAGAGACGTTACCATCTTTCATGAAGTCAATCTTGTCTGCCATCTCAGAGTACTCTAAGAATGCGTGATAATCTTCGTCTGGTAACCCCAGAGTATCGTTCAGAAGGGCATACGCACGTTGGTGTACACCTTCGCGGTTTGCGAACGAAGCCAACATGTTACGAACTTCGTTGTTTTTGAACTTCGGTATTAGAAGTTCGTGGTAGTTCTCGCCTACCTGCACGTCTGACTGTGTGAACAGTCGTAGTACGTGTGTGATGAACAATTTCTCATCTTCTGACAATTTAGTCTTCCAGTCTTGAACGTCTTCAGAGAGTTCTGCCTCATCTTCTACCCAATGGATTTCTTCGTGTTTCTTTGTCAGTTCTACCGCCCAAGGATATAGGAACGGTTTGTAAGTTTCTGATAATTTTAGTAATGACATATTAGTCCTTTAGAATTTGAGTTATGTATGGGGAAAGGGTTTCAGCAACTAGCCGATGGCCTTTCTCGTTGGGGTGCATACACCCCGTAAAGTACTTTTTGTTAGAGGTCGTTTTGGTATGTTTCAGGTAATCCACCATAGGGGGTTTATCGCCTGTCTTCAACCATCTCTCTGCACATATATCATGTAACGTGTTGTATAAAGAATTGCTCTCAATCCAATTCGGGTCTCCCTCTGGGGAAATCATTGACCAATCCTTTCTACCCAATCTCTGACCATTCTCCCAGACAGTTACTGTGTCCAAGTAGCTTTGGTAACAGAAACTGTTAATCATACGATACGGTATGCCCATCTTCTGACAAACATACGACACAGCAAGGTAAGAATTTTCGGTCTCTGCCCGTTGTATTGCCTCGTCAAGATATGACTTATACGAGTATTTCGTATCTCCCCGCAGTATGTCATTGCTGCGGTTGGCCCCTTCCAGAACATTAGGGTGTTCACTATCACGTAACATTGAACGGACTGTTAGTCGATTCCATTCACTGAATACGACCAAGAAGACATCCTGCTTGAGGGTCTCTTCATCAACGTTTCTAATGTGAGTCATAACCTGATTTGATATCGCCAGATTAGAACTTCTGGTTTTACCTCTTGATAGTACTTCGAGTCCAAGAAGTTCACCTAAATGATGAACAAAAGTGTTCTTGATGTACCCCCGGCCTTCTTCCTTAGAGTTATAATACCCCTCAACAAAACTGTCTCCGAATACTACTAACCTTCGCAAGCCCGACACTCATCGTCTCCTTGAACAGAACTAAGGTCTATATCTGTTTTCAGTTGAGACATAAGGTCTTCGAAACCACCAATGTATCTACCTTCTATGTAAATCTGCGGTACCGTCTTAACATCCTTTCGTCCAGTAACCTCAGCGGCAGTCTTCTTAATAACATCAAGGTCGATGTAGTCAAAATCAACTGCACGTAACTGTAATTCCTCAATTGCTTTAACGCACCAAGGGCAGTTAGATTTACCGTAGATGATGGAACGGTTGTCGTCCATCAGGGCGACTCTTTCCACTTTGTCCGACACAGTCTCCGCACGAGAACTCGCCTCGGTACGCAAATAGTATAGACCTTTCAACCCTTTCTTCCACGCGCTGAAATGCACCTTATTGACGTATCGCTTAGGTGTGCCGGAGGGAAAGAATAGGTTAACTGACTGTCCTTGACAAATGAATGGTTGTCGGTCAGCTGCATGGGTCACCACCCAATTCTGGTCTAGTTCTTGCGCGGTCTTGTATATTGCCTTCTCACCTTCATTAAGGAAAGGTAGGTGTTGAACCGACCCTTTCTTGGTGATAATGCTCGTCCACGTAGATTCGTTATCATGACCCTTCTCTTTGAGGAGTTGGGTCAGATAAACATTTTTCACTAGGAAAGAACCAGCACGAGTTCTATGCGTATAAGCACATGCCTTCAGTGGTTCAATCGATGGTGACGTTGATAAAATGACTCCCGACGACGCGTTTGGTGCTATTGCTATTAAATGCGCATTACGCACTTCTGAACCTAAACCGTCTGAGTATTCACCTCGCTCTTTCGCAAGGAGCCGTGACTCTTCTGTTGCTTGTTCGTTGATATGTTGAAAGACAACTTTATTTATCTCTCTTGCTTTATCAGACTCCCAAGCGACAGAGTGTTTCTGTAAGAGTGAATGGAATCCCATTGCACCCAATCCAATCGAGCGTTCACGTGACGCAGAGTATCGTGCCCGTGAAATGCTGTCTGGTGCGTTCTCGATAAAGTACTCAAGAACATTATCCAACATGCGAATAAGGTCTCGCACGATGTTAGTATCTTTCCACTCATCATAGTATTCTAGATTGAGTGATGAGAGACAACATACCGCAGTTCTGTCTGGCCCTGTCGGTAAGTGAATCTCGTTACATAAGTTTGACCCGTGAATCTTGAGTCCCTTATCTTTTAGAGGTTGGGGTAACCCGCGATTCGCAGCATCAATAAAGTTCAAGTACGGTTCACCCGTACGGAAACGTACCTCAAGGATTCGTTCCCATAACTTACGTGCATTGACGGTGTCTTTTACTGCATCGTCCTTTGGGTCACGTAAGTCAAATCCTGTGTTGTTCATGACCGCAGTCATAAACTCATCGGTAATATTTATAGCATTGTGAATGTTCAGAGCTTTCCGTTGAACATCGCCTGTTGGTATACGTATATTTAGGAATTCTACAATGTCTGGGTGATGTACATCAAGATATGCTGCATATGAACCTTTACGGGTCTTACCCTGTCGGTACGCAATCATATCTGCGTCTACCGTGTGCATGAACGGTATAGGGCCTGGAGCAATGTCCGACACTGTACGAACGTCTCCCCAGTGACCACCTACACCCCCACCCATAACGGACAACCAGCGCAATTCTGCTGTGTGGTCAATCAATCCTTCTAAAGTATCTGGTACATAAGTAAGGAAACATGAGATTGGCAGTCCCTTAGATTTATTATCACCATCGGGCGCATTAGAGAGTACCGGAGAAGCAAACATGAACCACTTCTTACTAACGTACTCGTATAACCTTCGTGCTAGGACTTCATCCATTTGTCCCTTATATATCGACCATGCTTTTGAAGCTCTTGCAAAAGCATCTTGTGGTGAAGTCTCTCCATCCACCATATAAAAATCTTTTAACATACCTACCGCGTAATCGGTGAGCAGGTCGTCCCTATCGTATTTCACGTCTACTGTCATTATTATTCCAAAGGTTATAGGTTATCTATCGTTTATAGAAAGGTAACCATTTTCAAACATTTTATATGTGGGAAACCTGTCACGCACCCAACTCGTATATTCATCTTCCGTAATAATATCAAAGTCTAACTCAATACCATTTTCTAAACAATGGGATTTGACTTCTTTCCATTTTGTTTTCATAACATCACTACAATGCTCCGATACTATCAGGATAAAAATACTATTCTTCTCGTATGTGCAATAGGTAACATTATACTCCTTAAAGAGCTCTTTGTCAATGTCGGAGAAGACGTTTTGTAGAAAATAATTCTCTCTTAAATGGTTATGTATACCTGACATTATTTGCTGTAATCGTAGAAAGGCTCGTCTTCCTGATACTCGTAGTTTTCAATGAGCATCTGTTTTCCAGTCTCCCAGAACTTCTTACAACATTTCTCTATGTACTCTTCTTGTTCTTCGGAGTCGAAGAGGCCTTCCCACATCAAATGATTACTGAATGGGTTCTCTGGATTTTTTACTAGGAATCTTTCTTTGGACAGTTTGTCGAAGTTAGAGTAACCCTGCATAGCAACATAGATTACTTCAGTTTCGTAGAACGAATTGAGAAGGACATCTTCGTCCTCGTTCGTTTTTTCTAGAATGACTATATTATAGTCGGTGTGGTTCAACAACTTCATACTCTTAACCTATAGTCTACTTGCAATTAATAACAGTTTAGTATATTTACTGCATATTATATAGTATTATGAGTGCTTTGTAAAGGGGGAATTAAGATTTTTTTTGGAATTTTTCTGGGAAAACTCTTCGCAGTAGAGCTGCAGCATCCTTGCGCTTCTTTTTGCGGTCATGCTTTTTACGTATGATAACAGTCTGGTCTGGATTTTCGCCCGCACCAGCCACACCCTTAGTGACGTTGGTGATTTCTTCGTCAAACTGTTTTATGAATTCTTTGTATGTTTTCATTTCATTATCTCATTGGCGGAGAATAGTACACGTCGACCAGTTCTCAAGTGGGTTCCTTCAAAGATAGAGATGCCTAGAACGTCGTGACATAGGTTGTCCTCTGCGACGCGAACTTGGTCACCCTTACGTACTAACTCATCTGCAGCGTCTGTGAGCGAGTCGTTAGACATCCGGTACACGCCCTGACCTAGGTTACCGTTCTCTAGGACATACCACTGAGAACTCTCTAGAAGAATATCCATAATATCGATACTTGTTGCTTCATGTATCTTCTGTAGGTTAGAGTTAGACAGTTCACCATGTTCTTTAATAAGAGCAAGTGCGGCACCATATCGCGCAACAACCGAAGAACCCCCAGGCGCCTTGGCCATAATTCTTTTAAGGTTAAACACAAGTCGGTGGAAAGACGTATAATGATCACGATAGGCTTCACGGTCTTCCATCTTGTCCATACTGAAGTCGGGATTCTTTTTACCGTCTTTATCGATGATGCCTGCTTTGAACGCACCTGTATCCTCGAATTTAGTAACGAGTAATTTCAGAAATCGAATTGTGTAGACTACGTCTACGGCTGAC